CGGAGGGCGATGTTTTGGCATACGCAATCGCATTAGGATAATGAGGGAGAAAGAAAAATGGTAGTAAAAGTTCCTATAGCATTAGGGGGTACCGGTGCAGATAATGCAGCCGATGCTCGTGCTAATTTAGGAGTATCCGGTAATACTTCAGGAGGGGTATATTCTGGTATTGCTATAAGTAATGCACAGATTACCTCTTCTAATGTTAGTGGCAATGTAACTGTTTTAACTGGTAATGTGATGCTTACCAAAGCAGGGGCTAATGTAACTTTTGAAGCTCCTGGTAGTACTGTTGTAGGTGCTCAATTTAAAACTCCTTCTATGCATGACTTGGCTACTCAACGAGTTATTACACTAAAAAGCAATAATTATTCTGGTAATCGTTCGGGTGATTATTTAGTCCCGACAATGAACATTAAAGCTAAATATAATAACGTATCTATTAATACGACGGGTCGTATTCTTTATGCAAACAGATTTGATGATGAAACACTTATGCCCGATACTGCAAAGTATGAAGGATTTGTGGCTTATGACAGAAACCCAGGTGGTACAGGAGAGTTATATTTTTCTAATGCAGACAGCCGACAGAAACTTTATAATGCGAATGCTGATCTTACTCCCGCACAGAATTCCTATTTTAATTTAGGAACCGCAGCAAAAGTCTTTAAAGAACTTCATCTTGGGGCTAACGCTAGAGTTTTAGGAAACGTTCATGTTGATAAAGGTCTTATTGTCGGTACTGATGACTTTATTGTAAAATATCGAAATCCAACACAACAGATGAAAATTGGTATCAATACAAACGATCCTCAGCATGAAGTTGATATTAGAGCTAATGTTTATATCAGTGGTAACTTAACAGTTAAGGGCAATGTTTATGCAGTTGATACAACTCATCTTATAATAGATGATCCAGTAATTGAACTTGGTGCTAATACAGTAGGAACACCAACTCTTGACACTGGTGTCTTAATGAATCGTGGCAATTTGGCAAATGCTTTTATGGGATTTGATGAAAGCCAAAATGAATTTGTTATGGGTCTTACATCAGATCCTTCTTCAGTAACTACGATTACTCTTAGTAGCTATGCACCTCTCCAAGTTGGTCCTCTCTACACCAATTATTCGGCTAACATCGCAGGTAATGCTTCTGTTACTAGAAGTCTAGCAGTAGGATTTACAGATGGAAGGATACCCAGAGCTAATCTGGAGGTAAAGGGTAATACTTATATTAGCGGAGCTACAACTATCGCTGGGGCAACTATTTTAAGCAGCACAGCTGATATTAGCGGTAAATTATCCGCTACTAGTCAAACTCCTTCTTTCTATGGCGCTAACGTAACAGGTAATGTTTCCGTAACCCGTAGTTTAGCGGTCGGATATACAGATCAGCGTGTTCCCCAAGCTAATCTAGATGTTAAAGGTAATACTTATATTAGTGGAACGGTAACTTTAGGTACAGTTTTAGGAATAACTAGTGGCGGAACTGGAGCTACTTCCCTTACAGATGGTGGAGTTCTATTAGGCAGTGGAACAAGTGCTATTACTGTAACACCTGTACTGACAGACGGCGTTATGATTGTAGGAGATGGTACTACTGATCCCGTATTAGAGGGCAATACGACTCTTAGAACATCTATTGGCGTAGGCACTGGAGACACTCCTCAGTTTTATGGAGCTAATGTGAGTGGAAACGCTTCCATTAATAGAAGTCTAGCAGTCGGCTATACTGACGGTCGCGTTCCCCAAGCTAATTTAGATGTTAGAAATAACGTTTACATTGGCGGGGCTACAACTATCGCTGGGGCAGCTACTTTAAGCAGTACAGTTGATATTAGTGGTAAGTTATCTTCTACTAATCAAACTCCTGCATTTTATGGAGCTAATGTCACAGGTAACGTTTCTGTTACTAGAGGTCTATCGATTGGTTGGGCTGATGGGCGTGTTCCTCAAGCTAACTTAGAAGTAGCAGGAAATGCTAATGTCGGTATCCTAACTGCAACTTCGTTGCGAATCAATGGGACACCAGTAAGTACCACCAGTACTTTCCTAGGTTTAACAGATACTCCTTCTAGTTACAGTAGTCAATCTGGAAAATTAGCGGCTGTTAATTCTGCCGAAAATGCGATAGAGTTTATAGAGGACAATGCCGTTGTTATGGCTATTGCACTAGGGTAAAGAAAAATCAATGGCCGAGGAAGAACAATTAACGCGAGAATTAAATCATTATAAAGAAGATATTGATCGATTACATTCTCGCACTCAAGAAGTAAAAGCTCGAATTACTACACACGAGGCAGTTTGTGAGGAACGTTATCAAAATATTATGTCAGCCCTTAAACGCTTTGAACAGCATTTAGAGGCTGTTCAAAAAGAAATAACGCAATTAAAAACTTTAGCTATTCAAGGAAAGTTTAGTTTAAAAACAGTGATTTTTCTAGGAACTTTATTCTCGGGTGTCGCTGGTTTAATTTACACTCTTCTTAAGATTTCGGAATAAAATGAGACAAGAAAAATTTTTTAAAATTAATTTAGACAAACTCTTATCCCAGATTCCTATGGTTAATCAATTAGATTTAAATTTAAATTCGAGCCAATGGGGAATGATAGAGGGACTCGAAAATAATCGATTTTGGGTTCATATTTCGGCTCGACGTACCGGAAAATCCTATGCCGCTGCTTTACTAGCATTTGCTAAATTATTAGAACCTAATACTCAAGTAATGGTGGTGGCACCTAATTTTAGTTTATCTTCCATTATTTGGGATTACGTCACACAAATTATCCGTGATTTACAAGTTGAATATGTTAGACTTAATCAAAAAGACAAAATTATTCAACTTATTAATAATTCTACTTTTAGATTACTTTCTGCTAATAACCGTGATAGTCTTATTGGACGAGCAGCTCATTTATTGATTGTCGATGAGGCTGCTGTCATTAATAATGATGAATATTTTACACGTGACTTACGACCTTCTCTTTCTACTTATGCTGATTCTCGATGTTTATGGATTTCCACTCCTCGTGGAAAAGGTAATTATCTTTATGATTATTATTTACGAGGACAAAATGAAGAAGAATATAGTGAGTGGGGAAGTACTGTTTTTGATTGGACAGCTAATCCTCTCTTAAATGAGACTGACATTGAAGAAGCTCGTAAAACTATGAGCAAAAATTTATTTGGACAAGAATATGAATGTAATTGGGTTACCACTGCGGGTCAAATTTATAATTTAGAAGAAAATAAACATCTCCAAGATTTAGATGATATTAATGAAAAAGATCATAGATTTGATTTTATCGCTGGATTAGATATTGGATATCGTGATGATACAGCGTTTGTAGTATTAGCTACGGAAGGTGATAAGTTTTATGCAGTTGATGAATATATATCTAAAGAAGGGACTACTTCCGCACACGCAGAAAATATTCAAGAATTAATTGATAAGTGGGGAATAGAATCAATTTTTATTGATAGTGCTGCTCAACAAACAAAAGCTGACTTAGCTTATGACTATGATATTTATTGTGACAATGCTTTAAAAAGCGTAAATGATGGAATTGCTGCTATTCAAGTGTTAGTAGATACTGAAAGAATAGCTTTTGATTTAAATCGATGTAGTCATACTTATTCATCACTCAGTAGTTACCGATGGAATGAGAGAACAGAAACGCAAAAACCTGTTCACGATTGGTCTTCTCATTGTAGCGATGCATTAAGATATGCAGTTTATAGCTACCAGAGAACTCGCGTTAGCGTCTATGCCTGATTATGAAAAATAAAATATTGACCTAAAATCACTTTTAATGTATTATTATTAATAAGAGTAGGAGAATTAAATAAAATGGGACTCAGAAGTTGGATTGTAGAGAAGTTAAATCCTGCGCAACCTTATATTGCGTCACAGGACCCCTATAATCTTCCAGGCTCTATTGTAGATTATAAAGCTGCATTTCGTGAGATTGAAGTAGTTCATCGAAGTGTAGAAATGGTAATTAATGCCCTAGTAAGTGTTCCCTTTGTTGTAGACGGTGGGGCAGCGAAAAAAATTAATAAATTACTTAACGTCAAACCTAATCCTTTTGAGGATAGAGTCCGTCTATTTAGAAGAGCATTTTTAGATTTTTACCTTGACGGAAATGCATTTTTCTACTATGATAAAGAAAGTTTATATTTACTACCTGCGAATGATGTGGAGGTAGTTGCTGATTCAAAAACCTTTATCAGTCATTATAATTATTTAATTTACGATCAACAAACTGATTGGTACGGTTTTGCTAAAGAAACGACGCGTGATGCTCAAATAACTTTTACTCCCGCTGAGATTATTCAAGTAAAAAGTGATAATGATCAATCAATTTTTCGTGGAAACAGTAAGTTAATGAATCTTCGAAGACTTTTTGAATTATATTACGAACTGTTAGATTTTCAACGTCAATTCTTTAAAAATAACGCGATTCCAGGGTTAGTTTTAAAAACCGATAATGTCTTAAGTACTAAAATTAAAGAACGGATGCTAGAAAGTTGGAGAGCTAGTTATTCTAATATTTTTAATGGTGCACGAAGTCCCGCTATTTTAGATGGGGGACTTAATATTGATAGATTTAGTGAAATTAAATTTAACGAACTAGATTTTGAAAATAGTGTAGAACGTATTCAAATGGATATCGCAAAAGCAATTGGTGTCCCCTATGTTCTTTTAAAAAGCGGTAATAATGCAAATATAGCAGCTAACGAAGTTTTATTTTATAATCATACGATTCTTCCTATTCTTCAGCAATTTTGTAGCGCATTTGAACATTTCTTTAACGGTGGCGTTTTCATTAGTCCAGATAAGAGATCGGTTTCAGCGTTACAACCAGATTTAAGAACTCAAGCACAGTATTACTCAACATTAGTAAATACTGGAGTTATTACTCCTGATGAAGCACGAGAGGGTTTAGGGTTAGGAATTATGAACACTGCTGAAACTAACTGTATCAGAGTTCCTCAAAATATTACAGGGAGTGCTACAGACCCCTCTCAAGGGGGACGTCCTAGTGAAGATGAAGTACAGATAATTACTGAGGAAAATGAGGATTTAACGAATGAATAAAACATTTTATTTAAATAGTGGTTTTGAAGCTAAAGCTATTTCTAACCGTAAAAATTCGGGTCTTAGAATTGCTGGTTATGCTAATACTACTGATAAAGATAGAACAGGAGATATTGTAACCGCACAAGCATGGTCCAAAGGTATAGAAAATTACAGGAAAAATCCAGTACTTCTTTATCAACATAAACACGACTGTCCCATTGGGAGAGTCGATAAGGTAACTGTTGATAGAAAAGGACTTTTTGTTGAAGCTAATATTAGTGACGCTGCAGAAAAATTGCACTCAGTACATTCCCTAATTAAGGATGGCGCATTAAAAAGTTTTTCGGTCGGATTTAGAGTTAATGATGGAAAATACGATCATAAAACTGATTCAATGACAATTACGGATGTAGAATTACTTGAAATTAGTATAGTTAGTGTTCCTGCAAATCAAGAGTCATTATTTAGTGTGAGAAAAAGTTTTGAAGATAATCATAACGAATATGCTGAATTTGTAGAAAAATTTACTAATAAAGATATAAAAGAAGAAAAAATTAATATTGACACTCGTGAGAAGGGTTTCGGAATCAAAATTGGTATAACCGATTGCGTTGCCGATCATTATCATACTTACGAAATAGATGATGAAGGTAATGGTGTAACAACTTATGCTTCGCATAAGATGAATCATTATCATTTAATTGAGAATTACAGAGTTCTCGATGCGGACTACCCTGTAGTTCACTCTCATACTATGGTAGTGTCAGCAAGGCCAGTAATGGCTGAGCCAGAAGAGGAGATTAACAATATGGACAATATTGAAAGACCTTTATCTCCCTCAGAACAAATGGCTTCTCAAGACACTCCTGATACTGGAGTTATGGTAGTTGAAGAAATGTCTGAAGAGGATTCTCAAGTTGAGATCAAGGCAGAAGAATCTTTAGAAGATGTAAATGTTGAAGCTACCATTGAAGAAGAGTCTGCTCCGAAAGTAATCAATGAACCCATTGAAGAAAAGGCAGATGAAACTGTGGAAGCTTCATCTTTGAATGAAGAGTTTTCTGAGGACGATATCAATGAGGAATCTGATCCTTATGAACCCATCCCCTTTGTAAATATGCTCTCTATGGAGACGGTAGATCTAAAGCATGATCAGTGTGTTAAATATGCTGATAAAAGATATAAAATTATCAAAGTTGCAACTGCCGAATCCCCGAATTTTAAATTTTTAGAAATTGACTTAAATGGAAATTCAAGAGATAATAGTGTAACAGTTGATGGAGAAAAATTAGCTGTAGTAAACACATGGGATTTGGGATCAAACTATGATATTTCTTTAGCAAATATCTCTAGTCCTTCTCATATGACGGATTCGGATAGATCGAAAATTAAAAATGAATATTTTGAACTAACGACTATAACAGAACAAGAAGCTTATCAACTTAAAAATGAGTCAATTGTTAAATCTAATTTAAATCACCAACAAAAACTAAACACCCTACTTAACCTACAAGCAACCCCGCATAATGAATGGGCAGATTCTGATTATAAATATGCCCTTTATGCAAATACCATGATGATAGAATTGAAGAAAATAGAAGCCAGTAATGAGCGTGATATTTTCTTAGCGTTACATGGTATAAAATATAATTCAAAAAAGGAGAATGATAATATGGCTACTCAACCAGTAGGTGACATTGTCAAAATTGATACTGGGGCATCTGAGAATAAGAGTGAGGAGACGGCAGCAGTTGTTGCTCTTTCGGCTCCGATCGAAGAAGCACCCCCTGCATCAGCCACTATCGAAGTTTCAGAGCCGCGAGTGGCAGAACTGGTGCAAAAAACAGGCGAGGCACTTCATAATGAAGCCGACGCCCAAGATCGTAAGGAGACACAATATACTCCTATCGAAAGTGAACAACTCGCTGAATTGAAGGCTGAACTTGGTAAATATAAGGAGCAGATTGCAGCTTATACCCAAAATAAAATGGTCTATCAAGAAGGCACTCGCAGTCAAAAGCAGTTCACTCCTCAAGAGATGAGCAATGCTTTTATGTTAGCTAAAGCTCTTAATAAGTCTGATCCATTTGACACCAAGCTTGGTGCTCGAATGAAACAGGTAACATCAGTTGATGCTTTTTTAAGTAATTTTTCCACTAACGTATATGAAGAGATGCAGCAACAGCTCGTAATTGCGCCCCTGTTTGAGCGTATTGCGGTTGATGCACGTAACTTCCGTGTACCCGTGGCAGACGAAGATACTAATGGAGACGTGGCGCAGTTTGAGTCTGGCACGTTTGCTCAGAGCATATCTGATGCAACCCGTGTTCCTACGACTCGACAGAACACTATCTCTGCGGTAACTTTCTCGCCTAATAAATTTATGGCGACTACACATCTTGCTAAGGATGAAGAAGAGGATACTATTCTTCCACTTCTCGATTTCCTTCGCCAGAGTGCAACCCGTCGTTTGGCTCGTGCCATCGATAAGGGAATCCTCCGTGGTGATGGTAACTTGAAAGGCTTTAATGCTGCTCCAACTAACACCATTACGGCAGGATCTGGATACCAGTGTGTATTTAAGGGTGCAGTAACTCTTGCTTATGATATTGCCGGCCTTCGTGAGAGCACGGGAGCTGTTGGTACTAAAGCAGCTCCAGCCGATATCGCCGATTCTCGCGCTAAGCTTGGAAAATACGGTCTTCAGCTTGGTAATCAGTTGGTCTTCTTGACCTCGGTCGAGGGATATAACTCACTCGTCAAGGAAGATGATTTCAACACGGTTGATAAGTTTGGACCAAACGCAACGTACCTCACAGGTTCGTTGGGTGCCATTTATGGAATTCCTGTGGTAATCACTGAATTCTTAGATGACGTGGGCGCAGCTGGTAATCAGATTGGACTGATGATGTATAAACCAGGATTCTTGATTGCTGAACGTCGTGGTATGGAGATCGAAAGTGAATACGAGCCTCGTCAGCAGGTAACTGCTATGTACATGAGTACTCGCTTTGACTTTAAAGCTTTGACTACAAACACTAATGCAGCGTTGGATGCTACTAAGTATTCTTACGCAGTTGCAATTCACTCTGCATAAAATTTAAATCTTAACCGGTGGGGGGCCTAGCCCCCTGCCCACACAAGAAGGAGAAAAAGAGCATGGCTCTACAAAAATTTATTCATAAAGTTAGCCCTCAGCTAACTCAAAACTCTCAGTTTAAAGCTTACGGCGATATTCCTGAGAATCAGCTGACTCCTGGTAGTACAGTAGAACTTTATCCGGGCACTTATTCCAATATTACTTGCGCTAATGGCGTAGCAATTGTTGGAATTGGTAGTCCTCTGGATGTTACTGTTCCAGGTATTGCTGTATCTTCGGGTACAACTGGTAATGTTCGTATTGAAAATATGACACTTACAGCTGTTAGTAACACTATTACTGTTGCAGGTGCTTCAACCGCAGCTACACTTACTGTTAAGGGTTGTATTTTTAACGTAAGTACTGGCGGAGTTACACCGGTAGCCGCGGCTAATAGTATTCATGTGGCTGGAACTGGAGCAGTTAGTCTTGAAGAGTGTGAGTTCCGTGGTGCACAACGTGCATGCTTGAGCGCTGTAAATGCACAAGCTAACGTTATTAACACAATACTTAGTGCCTCAGCTACCGCTGACATGGCCGTGGCTGCGTCTGGTATTCGTTACGTAGGTACTACTCTGCGTGGCGCTGGACGTGCTAATGTTTCTGCCGCAACTGCTAAAGCAGATAATATGCTCGCGGTGACCGCGCTTAAGAGTTGGGTAGGCAAGGTCTAATAGACTAAAAAAATCGATTAATGCCTTATTAGGTATTAAATACTTCAAAGGGGTAGGGGTAAACATGCGCCTACCCCTTTTTATTTAGGAGAAAAACATGGCGATTCTTGATACTATAAGAAATATGGATATGGATGAAGCTCGTAGTTATTTACAAGTAAACGGGTATGCTCCAGGAGATATTGACGAATTAATGGTTCAGCGGCGTGCTGCTCCAGTAGCAAAAGTTATGCCTGAATCACGTTCCACCCCTGTATTTAGTCCTTCTCTCGATCGTATTGCTGACGATGAAGACGACGAGTAATTAGGAGTAAATAATGGCTGCTTATGGTCAATATGCTTATGTTACATTAGCTGAAATTAAAGATTATTTAACCATCAGTAGTAATACTCATGATGGACGGTTAACTAATCTTATTAGCTTTGCATGTGGTGCTGTAGAAAATTATATTGGGCGTGAAGTTAAAAGTAATGTTTATACGGAAGTTTTTGATGGGGGAACTCAGGGACTTTTCGTTGATCGGTTACCGGTAAATAATGTTAAACAAGTAACAGAATATGATGGTAGTCGATATTCTGATTTAGTTGGTCCCGCTACTGATGGTTCTTACGTTAATGAAGATTGGGAAGATTCCAATCTTACGGCTGTGGGAAATGCAAAATTACGTACTCGAATTAAAAAATTTGGACAATCTTCAATAAAATTTGACGGTGCTGGGGATTATGTTACCGTTACTGACCCTGATAGTGATAACCCCAAATTTGATTATAGTACTTCTGACTTTACTATCGAAGGTCAATTTCGATTAGACCTTTTAAATAATACTAAATGTTTAGTTTCTCAAGTTAAAGATGCTGATGATTTTTATGCATTAAGGTATAACTCTTCTATAGGGTTACAATTTGACGTTTATAGTGGTGGAACGCAAGTTATGAACCTGGCTCA